TTCCATCTGCGCGTCCTTCACGGCCTGCGGGATGGTGCTGATTTCAACGGGCCAGCCGTTCACCAGATCGGTGATGATGCGGGGAAACTCACGCGCCTGCACCTGATACTGGCGATAGCCCAGCGCCCGATAGAGCCAGAGGCTGTCCAACGCCGCACAGGCCCGCCGCATGTCGGTTTCTTGGCTTGCGGTCAGCGTCCAGCCCATCGCCGTTGCCCGCGCGGTGTATTCCGCTGCGCTGGCGTAGCTGTCGCACGATGCGCCGCCAATGGTGGTGTCAAGTGCCATGGATCACCTCTGATCTTGATGATGGGGCCAGCGAACCGGCCCCACTGTGAAGATCAGCCCAGCAGAATGGCCACGCCGTCCGACTTCCAGACCTTGGCCTGATACAGGCAGGTCACGTCGATCATAGCTTTGTTGTAGCCCTTGTAGACCGAAAGCTGGAACACCAGCCCCGAGATCGGGTCTTGCACGGTCATCACGTCCACCGCCGCATCACCGCCCAGCGGCTTGGCCAACGGGCGCATCACCAGTTCCACGCTGGACTGGTGAATGGCCAGGTTGGCCGTGTAGCTGCCGCCGATGGTGATGGCGTTGTTGTCGGGGATGGCAATGCGCAGGCCAGGCCCGCCGATGATGATGTCGCCAGCGGTCGCGGTTGAGCCGGTGTTGATGACATACTTGTTGGTCGTGTCCGCCGCAAACGTGATCACGTCGCCCGTCTTGTAGCCCGTGGTGTTGACGGTCAGCGTGTCATAGGTCAGGGTCGTTTGCCCCAGCGCCTCGGCCCCGTTGATCAGGCCCGATGCACCAGCGCCAGCGGTGTGCGACACGATCTGGGCGCTTTCCTTCAGCATGAAGCCTTGCAGGTCCAGCAGGGTGCCACGGCGCAGCATGGTGCTGTCCGCGCTTTCGTTCACCTTCTGCAACTGGGCCAGTTGGCGAAGGTTGGTGCCAGCTAGCGAGTTGACGACCAGGGAAATGCGGCCATCATTCACGGGCATCCCGTTGTCAAACAGGATTTGCCGCATCTCGGCCACTTCCGAGAAGTTCGACCCGAACGGAGTGGTGCCAGCCGTGCCGAAAGCCCGCGATGCGCCCTGATAGGCGGTCGTGGCGACGTGCAGTTCCACGGCGTTGACGATGCCGCGCATGGCCTGGGCGATCTGGTCGCCATATATCGTCTCATAGCCCGAACCGTTGTTGACATGCTTGATGTCTTCACCGGTCCACGGAATGCGAACCGACGCGATCTGCGAGACGGTCATGGTCTTGTTGTCGATGGTCTGGTCGTCACCTTCCGGGATGGTCATGGCCGGGGTGGCGCTGGTGTTCACCGTAGCGGCGCGGGTGAAGTGGCTGCGGACGGTATCGCCCTGTGCAGCGGCTTCCGAACCGGCGTTGATGGTGACTGCGGGAATGACGCCGACAGCCTCACGGCCAACGATGTCTGCGGCTTTGTAGATGTCTGCCGCAAGAGACGTGAGAACGTTTGCCATTCAAGGCTCCTGTTTGTTGCGGTCAGTCGATGACTTTGCCGCCTGATTTCGAGTGTGCCGCTCGCGCGCCGTGGTCCATTGCATCCCATTGCGCCCGCGTGACGGTGGTTTGTCCCGGCTTCCCGCCGCCTTGTCCGGGTGGCTTCCCGCCGCCCCCGGCACCTGCGTCCCTTACGGCGTAAGGTTTCGCAGCCGCCAATTCCTTGGCCAGATCGGCCAGCGTTGCGCCGTGGTCAGCGCCCGAGCCGATCATCGGCTTGCCGTCAGTCGTCACGACCTTGACCGAGCCGTCATCGTTGAACCGAATGCGCGCCATGGCCGAGATCGTCACGTCGTCCAGCGCCTCGGGGATGAAGCCCACGCCAGCGAGCGCCGCCTTTAATTCGGCCTGCGCGGTCCGGGCCAGGACGCCGTTGTATTTCGCTTCCAAAGCGCCGATCTTGTCTGCGCTTTCCTTCGCCATCGCGTCCAGTTTGGCTTGCGCTTCCTCGCCGCCCTTGCCGCCCTTGGCCGCTTTGGCCTCAAGGTCCGCAATCTTGGCCGCGATTTCGTCGGGCTTGCCAAACTTGGCATAGGCCCCGGCGTTCTCGCGTTCCCGCAAAAGTGCCGTTTTGAGGCCCGTCAAATCCTCTGCGGGCATCAGCTTGGACAGGTCCAGGGTCGTCTTGCCGTCAACGGTGGCGACAATGGGTTTCAGTGCCTCGGGCAAGCCCGAAACGTCCGACAGTTCGATTTGCATTTAACAGCTTCCCGCCGTTGTGGGCTTCCCGCCCGTTACCCCGTCTTGCGGGGAATTAGTCCGCGAATACCCGCGCCCAGAGCGCGCCCTCGCGCTGTTTCAGTTCGTCCAAAGTCAGTTCATCCCCGGCGCGGCTAACGAAACGGTCCAGCGTCAAACCTTCTCTGAATAGCTTGGCCTTCGACTTGCCGAGGATTTCATCCTGATATGCCTGCGGCTTCTTGCGCAGCCATGCGTCATAGTTGGTATCCGCCGCCACTTGGCCGTCCATCGAGGCGCGTGTGCCGGGTGGCAACTCCTTGCCTTTCATGCCAAGTTCCGCGAGGGACTTCAGCACCGGGGTTGTAGTCGACCGGCAGTTCGGATGTGCCGGGGGCCGGGGTCCGCTATCAACCGGATAGGTTTGCCCGTCTCTGCCCCGACATACCGCCGAAGTTCTGCCGTCAAGAGTGCTGACCCATTGCACCGCCTTGATGAATTTCGAATTGGCTTGATACAGTTCCGACCGCGCCACGTTGGCCGTGTGGGCCGTTGCCGTCCTGACCGTTACTTCGGCAGCACGGCGGTTGATCTCGAATATCCCATCCTTGAACCCTTGCGCGCGGGTGCCGCGCACCTCACGCACCATCTGGTCAATCGTGCGGCCTTCGACAAAGCCTTGCCGGATCACAGTGCGCAGGCGGGCAAAGGCTTGGTCCGGCAGATCGGTGAACCAGTCTTTCAGCAGCTTGCCTTGGAAGGGCCGCGCATTGGTGGCCGCAATCAACTGGTAAGGCGACGGCGCGACCCAATCCAACTGGACAGGCACAGTCACCTTGAGCATGTTCAGTTGAAACTCGCCCTCATAGGTTGCCAGCGCGTCCAGTTCGGTTTTCAGCGCGCCCGTGGCGTCACGGTATAGACCCGCGACGATCTGGCGAATGTCCTCTAGAAGTTGCTCCTGCCGTTGCCGCGACAGGTCAGACCCGCCCATGGTCAGGCGCTCGATAATCCGCGCGTCGGAACGGTTCAGAAGCGCGATGATCTTGCGCACGGTGGCGTTGCTGACACGGTGCAGGCCGACCGAATGGCCTGTCAGGGCGTCCAGAATGGCGGTGTTGACGTTCATTGCGGCCCCTTAGCGTAGGATTGGCCGCGCCAGATACGATACACCGTTGACCCAGCTATCCCGTAATGCTTTGCCAACTCTGTCGCCATCACGACGCCCTCAGCCTTCCTGATTTCGTCGGCTTGCTGCCACGATAATTTCGCTGTTCCGTTGTTTGCGCCATTGTTGGCCGTGCCGTGCGAATACTTGTCCGCGTGGTTCTCACGCGCGGTTGCCCACCGCAGATGCTTTGGGTTGACGCACCCGAGGTGGCCCATCCCGCAGGTATGTGCCGCCTGCATCTTCTGGTGGGCTGGCGCACCATTAACTAGTGCACACATGTGCCGATGCGCCAAGGCCCCGACACCCCTGATGTTTGCCCTGCCATATCCATTCGGCAGGCGGGCAAACGGCCAGATCAAGCAATCATCACCCGCCCACTTAATGTGCTCTTCGATCCACCTACGCGTTGCCCCACTTGCTACGCGGTGCGGCGGGCAATCCAAATCCTTGCCCATTCTGCGCCGCTGATAGTGCATCACGCACATGCCACCAGCACGGACAGGCTTGTCACACCCAAGGATATTGCATAGAAAATTGTCAGCCATTGTCGAACCTCGCATGTTCGGTTTCGGTTAGGGCCAGCCGGTGTTGAAGCACCGCGTCTGGCCCGATTAGTTTACACCGGCATTGTCCTGTTGGGAAGCGGCCATTAGTTTTTCGTTGTCCAAGGCCAGTTCGTCCATATAGGTTTCGATGTCTGTTCCAGGATCAATCATCCCGCGCCGGATCATCTCTTGAACAAAGACCCGCGTTGGCATCTGTCCAGTATTGACCGCCGACAGAAGCGCCGTCATGTCTTGCGCCGCCATCATCGTGACGCCGAATTCCTTGTTGACGTTCACCTCAACCGCCGCGTCAATCCCGCCATATTGGCACATCCAGCCCAGCGCGATTTCCAGCGTGTTCTTCAACTCATCCGCCGTCATGGCGAGAATGCTGGTTTCCTTGGCCGCGTCCAGGCTTTCGCCCGTGGCCGACTGTGCACCCGGCTTGGCAACGAGAAGCTGCAAGCCGTGGGTTTCCATCTGGAACTCAAGGTCTTTCAGGTCCTGCCGCCCTGCCCCGATGGCTTGGCCGCTATGTTCGACCCATGCCAGAGTGGCCGTGGGGTGGCTGGACACAACTGCGGTGCTGGCGCTGATGGTCAGCGGTCCATCATCTTGCGACCGCCCCGCCGCGAACAGGATCGGCACCCGCGCGAAGTGCAGGATTTGCCGCTGGTCCGACTGGCTCTGCCAATGGGCGATGTTCACGTCCGCCAGATCGTCCAGCAACGGCGCGCCCGTGAAGAACCCCGTGCGGTTGGCATAG